ACGATCTCAAGGACGGTAGTCGTGCCATCTCCACTCATCTGGCGCTCTACCTCTGGAGCAAACTTGCCCTTGGGATACAAGATGCGCAGATCAGCATAGCGAATTTTCTTACGCTCGCGAAACACATGGTCAATGCGGTCATCAGGCCCAGTATCCAAGACCACATGCGGCAATGGAACTGCTGAGAAGACCACAGGATTAATCGAATCGCCTTCTTCAACCGCGAGAATGCCAGTGCCAACCGCCAAATCCATGAACGACTCATGCACTTCTTGGTTGAAGTTGGAGCTTTGAAGGATTTCGAAAACGTATTCGGTCACATCATCAAGGTCTTTGTCTACCGCATCACGTTGTTCTTTGGGAACTTCCGATCCAGAGATAAGATCAGCCCAACGAGCAAAGTTAGGAACAAGGCCACTCTGCAAGCGGCTTGCAAATTCCTGAACACCAACCACGGCAGTCTCGTCAAAGATTTTATCATCGCGGCGCTGACCAGCTTCCTCATAGTAAAACGACTCACGCTGAGGAAGGGCGTACTCATAGCATTCCTCAAACAATGGAACCCAGTTTTCCCGAAAAGCCTTGGCCTTCCGGTAACGATCCAGATACTTTTGGGCCAAGGGGTCTTTCATTTATTGGAACCTACCTAGGAAACCAGCGCCAGTAGACGAAAACAAAGAGCGGCGACCAGCGCCACCACTCATACCACGCCGCTTAGTGCGAGAATCCAGCGCCTCAGAAATATCTTCCTGCTTGGCTTCTGCGCGAACCTCAGCTTCAGCACGTTGCGCCTCATCAGCAGCTAGTTGTTGCGCCGTAGCCGCAGCCTGTTGCTCTTGCTGAGATGCTGCCGCCGATTGTTTCTCTGCCTTACTTGGTCCAAAGCACATAATGTCCTCCTGTGTTGTCTATCGAAGAGCATAGAAGCACGATTGCATCAATGCACAAAGCCTTACATCCTAGACCAAAGGCCCGGTCTGCGTTTGGGTTTATCAGTTCGTGCAAAAACATCAAAGCCTGTCTTGGCAACCGTAACCTGTGATGGCTTTTGACTGTTCATCAAGGCACGGCCCTCGCCCGCGCCGAGAAGAAGGTACTGCAAGGCGTCATGAACGTGGCTAAACATGTTCTTGTCGGGCCGATCCGAGTATCTCTCACCCGATACCTCCATGCGCTTGTAGGAGTATCCACCTTCAAAGCCCTTGATGAGCGTAGAACAACGCCGATCAATGAGAAAGCCAGACTTTCCCTCCACCATCTTGGTGAGTTGCGAGGAAACAGCCTCAATCCGTAGGTCGGGGGAGTTAGAAGGCGCAGGGAATGCCCTCAATCCAGCGCCTCTTAGGATATGGAAGGGGGTTGATTCATCAGTCTGCGCCCTGAAATCACCAGCGGGGTCGCCATAGATGATTACTTCGTTAGCGGCGGCAAACCGAGAGGATAGTTCGTTGCGAAGAACCTCAGCAAACCGAACAATCCCCATATCAATGGCGACGATCTCAGATTGGATAAGCCAACGGCCTCTAACCTTCTGCCCAATAGCCGCAGCGGGAGTCAAACCAAAGTCTAGACCGACATAAACAGCCTGTCCAGCCGCAATTGGGATTTCTTCGGTGGCAACGTGAACCTCTGGGGCAAACATGGAATACACTGGCTTACCATCCTGAATAGTTCCGAGGCGGTTCATCACATAAACGTCAATCCAACTCTTGGTCTTACCCTGCAAGAGGTTAGGATAATAGGATTGCATCATATTCTTACGGTTTTCAGCCACTGGGTTTGGCTTGTAGTTGTCGATGTCGCCCTTCTGGTCCTTCACCTCAAGCATACCAGCGGGTTGCGTAAAGAAGCGCCAGTTGTCTGGCTTCACCAGCATCTTCGCTTGCTCTCGCGGAATATGATCCGGAATTGGGACTTCTCCAGCCATGATGGGCCACCAATGATCTTCTTCAGGCGCATTGGTATCGGCAATAACACCAGTCCAAGAAGGACCACCATCACGCATAGAAGGAAAACGACCAACGCGCATCGTACAAGCATCGACAATGCTCTTAGGAATCTCTCGCGCTTCGTTAATCCAGATGCCAGTAAGCTCAAGCGATAGCAACTTCTTAACATCTTCAGGCCGATCAAGAGCCAAGAAGAGAACCTCAAGGTCAATGTCGCCCTTCTTGATGTGATGAGTGTAGGGAACCGACCAGATGAACTTACCCCAATCACTTTCAGGGAACCAATCAAGCCAAGTCTTAATCGTGGTCGTTCTTAACTGTGGGTTTGTGTTTCGGATGATAGCCCATCGGCTTTTGCGAATGCCGTCTGGACCCTTCTGCTGGGCCAGCGCCCTACGGAAAACTTCAACGCAGCACACCACAGACTTGCCGCTACCGACAGGGCCGCGAATGCCACGAACAAAGGTGTCATCTTTCATAAAAGCCTTGAGGACTTCACCATCAGGCTTGTATTTGAAGTCGATCATCTAAGACCTTTATCAACACCAAAGCGGATCATCCGCTCCACGACCTCTGGTCCAAGCCCTTCGATCAACTTGTCGCATTCTTTATCAGGCTTGAAGTCATCTGGCACATAAGCCAAATGCACGTTCCTCACTATCTTGCGAAGAACGGAAAGATCATCTTTGCTGATAGTCCTGAGAAAGCTCATTTGCCCTTAGCAGCCATCTCTTGGAACTTAGCCTTGCCGTACTTCTTGCGCCCAATAGAGGCAGCTAGTGCCTTTGGGTCTTTAGCGCCCTTAGCAGCAAGCTCTTTTACCAAACGCTTGTAGCGACCGCCGCCGCCAACCTTCATGCTATCAGCCATTACTGAATCCCCATCGGCATAAGAAGACTACGAGTGGTCATGCCAGTCTCGCGTGTCTTGTACTTAGCGCCCTCGCGCTGAACATCCTCGCCAACCTTCAAAGAAGGCAAAGGACCGAAGTCCGGCTTCTCGTACTTGATCTTAGTCTTCGACATAGAACCACCACCAAAGCACATAACCCTACTCCTTCCCTGCTTTAAGACGCTTGCTAATGGCACGCGCCTTAGCCTTGGCATCATCCTTACTACTTGCGCCCCATGCCTTTAGGCTGAGAAGCAATCTAGTGGGGCGACCCTTCTCATCCTTCTCAGGACCAGCCATGTTCCCCATCCTAGCTAGGAAACTAGCCCGCCTCGGATTGTCCCCCGACTTCACTGGAGGCTTCAGGTTCCCCTGCTTGTAACTCGCTCTTCCGACCGCGTTTAGACCGCCAGCCGGATTCTTTCCCTCTTTCCGCTGCCACGCCGGACTCTTCATTGCCCATCCCCCGCTTTGCCACAGAACTATCACCAAAAGGTTGGCGCTCAGGAACCTTACCAGCAAACCGAGAAGCCATCATCACACTAACTCGCATACAACACCCCTTTGATAGCGAACCTTTTTGAGGAAAAATAAGAGTGGAAGACCTTATGTAACCTTGTGTCTCCTAGTTTTCCCCCCACCCCCTACTATGGGAACACAATCGCAGGAGACTTTTTTCTACCTAGCCTAAGTCAATGTGAACTCGAATATCACCAGCCACTTGTACCTGACTGCGATCTATCGGCTTAAACCCAGCTCGGTCCAATATGTCCTTGCTAGCTTCAAGCTGAACATACTCACTCTTAGCTCCTCCAGACAGTTGAGCTATCTTCCCAAGGGCTTTAACAGCATGTGTTCCAAATGCCTCTGCTGTCACCTGCATTAGATACTGCTGCACATGTGGAGTCTTCATAGTCTTCCACGCTGTGACTCTTGCAGAATTGCCCTCAGCATATCCTGCTTCATTAGCAGCTTGGGTAAGGTTGCCACCGTTTGCAACATACGCTTCAACAAGGGCCTTCTGTCTTACAGTTAGCTTACGCATATCCTGAAGTCTTTTCATATATCGCTCACCCCCCCTGTCTGTCCCCCCCATCTAGGCTCAGTGTCAACCTCTAGTCAACCCGCACAGTGCCATCTGTAACAAAACGTGATCGCTTCAATGCCGTTCATCTGCTTGGTCCACGCCTCCACAAGCTACTGAACCTAGTGCAGAAGTCTCAACCATACCGATAGCGTAACTACATTATATGCTAAAAGGACTACTACCTTCAGATCAGCGTGGTGAGTGTCATTGCTGTCGGACCCCTGTTGTGGGGAACTGCACCCCTTCGCTTGCCCCTTTCTCTGGGCCTTTCGCTCGTCAGCTTCGCAAGCACAATCTTCCCCTTGCCAGCAGAGTTGTTAGCTACGCCCGCTGTTAACCGACCCGTGGGGTCGGGCGGGCTATTTGGATGCTGGCAATTCCATCGCGAAACAAGATTGTGCTTGCGAACTGCAAGCCGCCCCAAGAGGCGGACGAGACGAAGGCCCTGAGAGTAGGCACGAAGGGGATGGTCCCCTTCCAACAACAGGAGTCCTAGAAATGACAATCTCTCACCTCGCTGATCTGAAACTAGCTGTCATCGAATACCACATCAATGCAAATGACTACGCTAAAACAGGCATGGCTCGTGACGCCTGCTTCACC